GTGTTTTCGATTACAACTATCAAGTAATTTCCAAATTGCATCCCTGTACTTTGCGTTCTTTGCGTATTCAGTGCCAATCTGACATTCGGCGCAAAGTTCTTTTAAGTCTACGCCGTCCATATTAGGATTATTGTTAATAGAGTTTGCGCAATTTTTGCAATTGTTCATCATGCCACCTCACAAATTCTTTTTATTAGATAAAATATTCTCTTGTTCATTGCTTCGCCAGTCATAAAAGTGTTGCCAGTTGCGCAGTTCATCAATTCCCCGCGCTGATCAGGAGTAAGAGCCTTAAAGATAAACGTTGCGATATTTCCAAATCCGATCGCGCCTGAAAGTTCTGTGCTATATTTGGAATTTTCTGATTTGACTATATTTTTCAATTCCTCTGATACTGATACATATGCGCGGTTAATGGTATTCTCATATTTCTTCGTCATGCCCGTTCCCTCCTGTTGGTTATGGTGGTTGGTGCTGGTTTTGACCGACCGGGTCGGTTGTGTAGGGTTAATTAATTCGTTGATTGACTCCGTCCATTTTATCAATAGCGCCTTTCGCTGCCCTTATCGTATTGTATTCTTGATAGTCCAGACTGCTTTCCCAGGGAGTAGTAATTGTCCATTTGTCATTCCAGCGCATTATTAAGCGACGGCGGTATTTGTAATGGCTTGTTTTCATCGTTTCATGCCCTCCCGTTTCGTTTATGTGTGGTTACAGCCAATTGTCAAATCTTTCTCCATCCAGCTCTTCCATTCTGTCAAATATCAGGTCAATCATTGGGTTTCCGGCTTCCAGTTTCTCATACAGGGATATACAATCCTCAAAAGTCAACTTGCTTAACAGACTAATTGCCTTGCTTTTTATTTCTATCGTCATGATGGCTTGCCTCCCGTTTCGTTTGTGGTTTCTCTATGGTCTAAGTATACACCAATATTATGTGTATGTCTATTGACTATGTGCATAAACATTCAGTGTATATATAAGCGTAATTGTACACTTGACTTATGTGTATAATATGATATACTGTACTTATGGAGGTGTGGTATGTCAATTAGATATAAGATAGATATTTTGGCTGCACTCAAACAGGCGGGGTATTCTACTTACAGGCTACGCGAAGATAAACTGCTGGGAGAGGCTACAATACAATTGTTGCGAAAAGATAAGCCGGTATCATGGGGGAATATTTCTACAATTTGTAGGCTCATGGATTGCCAACCCGGCGATATCATGGAATATGTGGAGGATAAAGACAATGTATAAATGCCCTAATTGTGGACGAGAGCTTGAACCATGGTGGGAAGAACCGGACAACTGCTATGTTTGTATGGTATGCGGCAGCGAAATGGAAAAGGTGGAGGACACCGGCCTTGATCTGTGAGCGGTTTCGTGTCCAATTCGTGTCCAGTAGCTTAGAAATTTCAGGATTTTTCAAGAAATTTAAAAGCCAAAAACCACGATAACAAGCGGTTTCTGGCTTCTCTATGTATGGCAAGTTACTAATTCGAGCCTCGTAACCCGCTCCATAGAGAAACCGTGTAAACGCGATGTTTATGCGGTTTTTTCTTTTGGCTAACTTCCGTTTTGGCTGTTCGTGTCCAATTGTGTCCAGTAATTATTTAAAGTTGAGTTTTTTGACGTTGTTTTTTAGGTCATCAACATCCACCTCGGTATAGATTTCCGTGGTCTTTAAAGTGGCGTGTCCTAGCAGTGTTTGAATAGCTCGAATGTCAGCACCAGACCGGAGCATATAAGTGGCGAAGGTGTGGCGGCATTTGTGCGGCGACATGTATGGTATGGTGTCGGCTTCTTCGCCTTCCAAATATACATTCAAATCGGTAAAGAATTGTTTATACAGCCGTTCATATGTCCGGTGGGTGTGATGTTGGCCGTTCTCCCGGCAAATAACATACAGCCCAACACGCGGCAACACATTAAGATGCTTTTCCAATGCTTCATCATACGTCACAATCCGGTCATGCTTTGTCTTGGTAGTATCCTTCACAATTTCCCCATGCTCGCTTTTTGTGAGTGTGCGGTGAATGTGGAGGGTTTTGTTTTCTGTGTCGATATCGGACCACATAAGGGACAGGAATTCACCGATACGCAGACCGGTATAAAGTAGAAATGCAATCAGCGGGCCGTGCTCATGTTTATCCAGGTAATCCACGATGTATGCAATTTGAGTCCGGCTGAACGCCTTAATCTGGCTGGGCGCTTTATCCGGCAACTGAATGTTGGTGGCAGGGTTCTTGTGGCAAAAATTGTTGTCTATCGCTGTATTGAAAATCCCATTCAGGCAAATCATGATATTTCCTTTTGCCTGCCGGGACAACTCTTTTTTGTAGCGGTTCCGGGCATCCGCATATAATTTGGCGATATGGGCCGGTTTCACCTCGGCCAGCTTGAGCTTGCCAATGGCCGGGATAATGTGATTATTCACGTACATGCTGTAATCTTTATGGGTGCTGTATGATACGTTCGGCTTTAGATACACTTCCAGCCAATGTGCGGCCCACTCCCCTACCGTCTTCACGCGCTCTATGGGCACCTTATTATCGGAGGCAAGCCATTCCTTGTGGGCCTTCCTACAGGCCGTAGGCGACGATGCGGTAAAAGATTTGCGGACGGTTACGCCGTCGATCTCGTCTACGGTGCGCAGCCGGTATTTGCCGCTGGGTAACTTCGTTATGGTTCCCTCGCCATTTGCTTTACGCCCCATGCCTACCCCTCCCCACGTCAATGGTTTTCAACTTCTCCAAAAAATGCAATTGCCACATAAAAAGAACATGCAAATATTACTTGCGATTTGGTTATTCTGCGGATTGATCTTTAAGAACATTTGTTTTATGATTTACTTATGGGAAATCTTAGAAAATATCACTCTTTGTATTCCTCTGGTGGTTCCAACATTTTATCCATAGTATTTCCAATATATGACAATATTTACAATACAAAAATGATAAAGTGTAAATAAAGTCCAACATTAGGCAACGGCCGCGATTGTACATAAAAAGAAAGAAGTGGACAACATGGACTACCTAAAGACAGAAGAAATTGCTCATGAACCGGCCCCTGCGGAGGCTTTGGTACTGTGTGGGGAAAATGAGGGGGATAAGAATATGTACGACGTATTTTCGCAATTATCAGATGAAGATTGCTATATTATTCTTGATTGTGTTTCTTCGCTAAGGAAACGGCGAGATTCTTTACAATTTCCATATCAACCCGATCTAATTGGTTCATAGCGTTAAGGGCTTCTCTTTGCAAATCGTTCAACCCGTCATCTTCATTGGTGGCGGGTTTTTCTTTTTGCTCAAATTCAATGTTATCATTAGTAAGATATTCCATCGTTACGCCGAAAAAAATAGCTAACGATTGAAGCGTTGGCCTGCGTATTCCTTCATACCCCTTAGTGTACCATCCATACACAGTTGTTTTTGGTATTCCTGTTTGCGCAGCCAATTGACTTTTATTAATACCTCTTTCTGACATTAGATAATCGAGCTTTTCCAGCATATTCATTTCTATCTCACCTGCCTTGTACTATTACAATATCATGCTTTTCTGCAAATTGCAAGAAGAAAATTACCCCTAATCGTAAAAAAACATCTTGACATGGTACGAGAAGGGGTATATAATCATATTAACGAAGTACCCCAAGGGGTAATTACCGGAGGAGGAATGGATTTGTTTAACAATTTAGAAGCAGAGATGGCGCGGTACAAATTGAGCCGTGGCGTATTAGCGGAAATCATCGGTATGTCATCTAAAACGCTGTGCAACAAGATGAATGGAAAGACAGGATTCACGCTTAAAGAGATGCGCAGCATTCAAGCGGCCATGCCAAGCGGAAACGGATTGACGCTTGATTATTTATTTGAGGTAAATGGAAGAGCCAGTTAAGGAGGTACATATGCCAGAAATAAAAATTTCCGACATTAAGATCGGAGGCAACAGAAGACCCGTAATAAGTGAGGCGGTCGATAGGCTTGTTAAAAGCATTCAGGAAACGTGCCTATTGAATCCGATCACGGTATCGTCTGAAATGATATTAGTGGCCGGAGCACACCGGCTAGAAGCATTCAAACGCATGGGAAAGTCTGAAATCCCGGCAATCATATTGGAACTTGACGATTTACGGTTAAGACTTGCAGAGATCGACGAGAATATTATTCGCGAGGATTTGCATTATACCGATAAGGACGATCAAATGGCAGAGGCAAAAGAAATCTACGAGGCATTACATCCCGAAACGAGGGCGGCGGCCAAGGGCGGCGGATTCAAGGGAAATCAGTATGAGGTAATTGCGCCAAGCGCCGCGACCTCATTCGCAGAAGACATGACCCAAAAAACAGGAATGGCACCACGAACGATCCGAGAAAGCGTTCAGAGGGCGGAAGGTCTTACCGATGAATCCAAACAAGCCGCAAGAGAGTTGGATTTGCGAAAAAAAGAGGCAACTGCCCTTGCCCGGATGGATGCAGAAAAACAACGGAAGGCTATCGAAAAACGCGCCGCTGGTGAAGTTAAGGATATTCGGGAGCTTACGAAGCCGGTACCCGTATTTCAACCCAACCAGCCCCAACGCATGGATAGAAAGGCCGAACTAGAAGCTATTAGACAGGATGTAAAGAGACTAAAGGACGGTTCCGTTGAGCGTGTTTTTACGTCTGAAATGTACCTTGCGGAGCTTCAATCATTTTCAGATAGACTGATCTGGAACATGGAAAGATACAAGGGAGAGCCATATTGCAGTCTTTCATTATCGCAGGACGAAAAGAACAAAATAATAGCCCTCAACACGGCCATGTTGGAGGCTATTAAGAAAAATATAGATGAACTGAAAGGATGATATCTGATGAAAGCCAATTATCAACCAGCACAGCCCCACCTTCCTAATTATTATACCACAAACAGAGAGTACTTGCAACTGAATACTGCGATTTTGCAGTCCAGCCAGGCCTATCAGCGGCCAGTAGACCCAAAGCATGTACAGGCGATAGTTGACAACTTCAATCCACTCTACTGCTCTGAAATATTAGTCAGTTTTAGGGATGGACAGTATTTTGTGATTGATGGCCAAAATCGCATAGCGGCATTTCGGCGCATGAATAATGGAAAGGATTGCATGGCGGATTGCAAGGTGTTCTATGGGCTTACATATGAGGACGAGGCCGACTTCTTTGCGCATCTTGATCAGATAAAAAAGAACATGAGATTTTGCGACATAATCAAATCAAAGTCAGAATCTAAGCGCGACAGATCAATTATTACCATCACCCAAATTTTGAACAGGTGTGGATTGAAGTGGGAATTTAAATCCGGCGGCGGCGGGAACACCCACAAGACTATCAAGGCAAGCAAGGCGTTAATGGATTGTTTCGATGATTTAGGCCCTATTCTCTTTGAGACCGCGATGAGATTGCTTATAAGAACTTGGAAGGGTGACAAAGATTCAATGTCCGCTTCGTTCATCAAAGGAGTTTGCTGTTTTGTAAAGGTCTACGCACAAGAAGCGGATGAAAAGACTTTTGTTAAAAAACTATCCTCTAAAGAACCGGAAATTATAAGAGCTCTTTCAAAATCGCAACCAAGCGGAATAACCGATGCTGCGAAATATGCAAGGATATTTTATGATTTTTATACCTACAGAAATCCCGGACTTATTGCAAAGATTTAAAATAAAGCCGCCCCGGCGGAGGGAGAAAATATGAGATTATCCAATATAGCATTAGCAATCTCTATCATAGCATTGATTTTATCCATTCTATCAGCCATTGGACGTTTTCTATAATCTTATCCAACCCCGTCAAAGTAGTTATGCCAATAGCAACGATTGAAATGAATATCGCAGCGATTGCAACTTTATTGCTCTTATTGTCCGCTCGTTTTCGTTCTTGTCGTTCGTTATCCAAATCAGATGACAGTCTTTCGAGCAAATCAACGGTTTCTTCTACGGCCAGCGCAGCGCGGACAGGAGCAAAGTCAATTTCCGATTGCGTCTCAAGCATATTTTTGATTTCTTCTGGTTCAATATTGATTTCGTTTTGCAGGGTTGGTAAACGCATTGCCTTGTTTAATGCGCTGTTCGGATTCAGAATATCGCTGATTTTAGCCATTACACATACCTCCATAGGGAGATTATACCAAAAGTTGACATCAACTACAATGAGGTGAGCTATGAAACATATAATTCCAATATTACTGATGGGTTTGATTTACATTGAACTACTCTTTTGTCTAGTAATCGGTTTATCGCAATAAATAAAGGGAATCCCGCCACCTTTGCCCGGAGCGGGAAACCCTGTGCGGACGCAAACCATTTAAGAGGAGATTGCGCCCATGTTCATTATAGCATGGGTACGGCTCCAACACAAGAAAGGAGTTTTCCCCATGAAGAAAACATTCAAGCAAGCGATAGCCAACATTGAGGACGCCAGCCGAGACACCGACAAGGTGCTCAAGGCTGCGCGGCTCCAGCGCAACCCGGATAGCTACATGACCGGCGAGATGAAATACAACTTAGCTATCGCGGTCATTGTGTTGGTGGGCGTTATTGGATTCTTTTCAATATTTGTCCTGGCAACAGTTTTAGGATAGGAGGTGCAATATGGCCCGAAATGCTTTACCAGATGAATACATGCTTCCCGCTGAGCTTGCCAAGCGGAAGGGATTAAGTGTTGAGAAAATGACGGAAGAATTGCGCCGAGATTATTATCGGGATCGCACACAAAAATTATATCCATATGCCGAGGTATTTCATAATGGAGAAACCGGAGGCTGGCAATATCGCATACATCGCAAGCGATTTGATCGCTGGGATAGCGGCGAGGACATGGGGGCGGATCAACTTATTTCGCTGATAGCGGCGATGATGAAGGGGGCATGAGTAAATTGACGCAATCTCAACGCAAAGTCTTTGAAAGACTCTGCCAATGTAAAAATTTTATCCCAAATCCTTATTTTCTGAGGATGCAGAAGAAACAAGAAGCAATCAAAACTTCCGACAATACATAAAGGACGTGATACCAATGGACTCACGACGATTCTACATAATAATCATGGCTTGCCTTGCCCTCATGGTAATCTTCGCTGCATCGCAGGCTGTACAGATAACCGCACTCAAGGAAGACGCTCAGGAGGCCCACAAGGCCATAGTAACCCAAGATGTAGTCCAGCACCCCGAACCTATACAAGTGACCATACCGGAGCCCGTGGAGCCCATAGCGCCCGTCTTTACGCCTATGGACATTCCACTGCCGGCCGATTTGCAGCGGCACACCTGGGAGCTTTGCCAGGAATATGATGTTCCTTTTGAGGTTGTTCTGGCTGTAATGTATCAAGAAACAGGCTACCGGGATTTGACCGTCATGGACTCCAACGGCCTTTATTCCACTGGCTTTATGATGGTGAATGCAATCGCATGGCCGGAGTTGGAGGAGCTGGAAATAGACGTGCATTCAGAGGAAGGTGGCATTGAGGCGGGAATCATCATCTTGGCGGATTACTGGCAGCGCTATCCACCAGAGCAGGCGCTCACGGCATACAATTGCGGCGAGTCCCGGATGCTGAGGAATGGGTTGACCAGTACGCGGTATTCACGAAAGATAATGGAGGCTTGTAATGAATTATAATTTATCAAAAATCGCAGAGCTCTTTAATATTGGAAAACTTACCCTGGAAGATGCTGAATGGTTTTCCCGGCGAGGATACGAGATAACCTGCGCTGACGGCCAAGTCAAAAGCATTGAGCCGATCAATATCGATATAGAAATGGGGTGCCCAGCATGAAAACATATGGAATCATTCGAAACTTGGACGCTTTAGGACGAATTTCAGTCCCAAGGGAAATCTGCCGGACTATGGATATCCAGCCAGGGGATCCAATTGAGATTACCCCATGTGGAGATGCAATATCACTCAAGCCGCTTAAAATTCAGTGCGTTGTTTGCGGAGATACGAATGAGGAAAAACATATCATACATAAAGGCATACATTTTTGCCCGGTTTGCCTCGCTGGAATCATGAGGGAAAATAAATAATCCTATGGGGGAATTTATTATGAGCGAAATCAAAATTGGCGATACTGTCCAATGGACAACCTGGACCAAACTATCTGATGTCTTGAGAAAGCTAGTGCATACCGGAAAAGTGTTGGCGTTCGTTCCGGCTGGGAAAGACATTCGAAACGTTTGGACCGAAAATAATATCATCATTAAGCGGGATAAATCCGGCCCTAATGTATCTAAAAACGAACGCGCCGTAGTGCTTGTGATGGGAGGCGCAAAAGGAACGCTAGAATACCATTTTGCGCCCAGCGTCGGAGGGTTGAAAATAGTTGCACCGGACGGGTTTGAGGAATAGACGGGAGGAAGTATGTTTGATTGGTTCAGGGAAGGGAATTTTAGCATTTTGATTCTGGTGGTAAATGTAATAATGCTTTGGCAAAACAGGAAGAAATAAGCGCCGCCCGCCGTGACGGAACCATGATAGGGCAGATTGAAAGGGGCAGTAACAATGAAAATCAGGCAAAAGTATTCAATTTCCGGTACCGCCAATAATGGATTATGGCATCATATTACTATTTATGCATCAAGTCAACAGATCGCAAAGGAATACGCGCTTGCGCATTTCAAAGATGCGAAAATTACGCAGATAGGCCAATAAAAACGCCGCCCGGTGAAGCAACACCAAGGCGGCAAAGGAAACTATTCATCTTTATTATAGCGAAATTGGAGGGTTTGTCAATATGATTCCAGAGTGTTATCAAGTATCTGCCGTGCCGGCTGACGGCGGGGAGAGAGTAGCAGGGTATTTATTTAAACCAAACGCCCCGTTGTTTGACCACAATTTTGGAACGTGGATTATTGATGAGACTGCATTTAATTTTCTAACATGGCTTGAAGGCAGCAGAGCAAGCGTAGCATTGAATCTATTTGAAATCGACCCCGCCACGGTCGAGCCAGTGAGGGTGAAGATCAAATATGAATACGGAGAGTATCGTTGCCCTAATTGTAACGCATGGTTTGTTGCCGTAAACAAAAACGATATTGATAATGGTAGATTTTCGGAATTAACACCGTTTTGTGGAAATTGCGGCATGGCCATTGATTGGAGCGAATAGAAGGGCGGTGCATCAAGTGCTATCCATTGAAGATCAACGGGCGCTGGAAAGGCTTGAATGCTTGGACCCGCCTGATATTGACGAGGTTTTACCGTATGAGGATTGGTGGTATACGCTGGAGGATTCGGAGTATGAGAGCATGAGGGAGGATTCAGTTTTATGCAGGGATTAAAAATCAAAACTGTCACCGGTATGGAATTTGAAGTGCATGGAGCAGTCACATACAAGGATTTCCCCGAGGTCCGGGTGTATTATTGCGCTGGGAAAAGTTGGCCCGCTGAGATTGTGCAGGAAATATTGATGGAGAAAACGGCATGAAACAGGAAAATCCCGGCATTGTCATAACCAGATCGGGCAAGCGGGTATGTATCGACATTGAAAAGATGGAGGCCGAACAAGCGGCAGAGCTTGAGTATTTAAGGAGGCGCAGGGATGAACATTTATCAGAAGATGAATGCAATCACGGAAGAAATCAAGCGAATACCGAAAAGCCTGACGATAGGGTTTGGAAAGTATCAATATAAGGCCGTAGCCGAAGCGGATATCTTGGCGGCAGTTAAGGACGCAGAAAATAGGCATGGCATTTGTAGCTTCCCAGCAACCCGTAGAATGGTGGAAAGTCGCTCTATTCCAAAGGGCGACGAGGGCAAGGAAAGCCAATTTGTCAGATTTGAAACTACGTATCGATTTATCAATATCGATGATCCAGCCGAAATTGTTGAGGTCATGAGCTATGGTGACGGTATCGATTCTCAGGATAAGGCGCCCGGAAAGGCCATGACGTATGCCGACAAATACGCTCTCATGAAAGCGTACAAAATCGAAACTGGCGACGATCAACTTGATACCGCAAAAAACAGCCCTGACGGACACAGTATTTTCATGGTGAAGCGTCGTATTGAAGAAAAGCTAACACTATGCCAACAAAAAAGCATAGAGGTAAAAGATATCCTTGCGCATGTTGGGCAAAACGGTTCAAATGAAAAACAGCTTAAAAACGCTCTTGGTTATATGGATTGGGTTAATGCTCTGGAAAAGGAATTAGATAAGCGGTTATGATTGCGTCCCAAGATCGTTCCGGGTGGTTTGGCGCTTCTGATACTTCGATTATTATGGGCAGCTGGAACACCAAAACTTTCGCTCGGTTCTGGCTTGAAAAACAAGGAGTTATCCATGGTGGTTACATATCGCCCGCAATGATGGCCGGAACTCATTATGAGCATAGAATCCTTGACCATCTTGGAATCAAAAAGCGCGACCGGCAAATAAAAATCCATCGCTATCGGTTGCGGGTTAACCTGGACGGCGAAAGCGATATGATCCATGAAATAAAAACCTATGGCGGCGATTTCAGGATATCTAAGGCATATTGGCAGCAAGCGCAAGTGGAAATGCGCACAGCGCGGAAGGGCCTTGAAATCGTGGCATACAGGCTCACGGAGGATGATTATAAAAATTATTTTAATCCTATTGATGCAGAAAGACTTTCATTCCATCCTATAGAATATGAACCGGAATGGATTGAAGGTGAATATTTACCACGTTTGCGTTATCTTGCACGGTGCCTGAGACGCAAACGCATACCCGGCATGGAGGGTTTTGAAGTATGGCTAAAAAGATAGGCACATGCCGCTGTACATTCGGTTGCTTGCGTCAAGACTTCACAACCGGCGATATGGAAATGGTTTTCAAGATACATAAGGATTCCAAGCAGAAAGCCAAAAAGATTGCCGATGATGCAAGAGAGCTTGATTTGACTGTATCTATTGAAAAATACACTGAGAAGCGCAGCCTTGACGCGAATGCATACTTTTGGTTGCTTGCCGGGAAGTTGGCGGCGATTTTGAATATCAGAATGGAGGAAATCTACCGGGAATACATCAAGGGAATTGGCGATAATTTTGAAATCGTTCCTATCCGCGACGATGCAAAAGAACGATGGATTAAAAATTGGAGCAGTAAGGGTATAGGCTGGGTATGTGAGGATTTAGGAACCGGTAAGATTCCGGGCTACTCAAATATAATTTGCTATTACGGTTCCAGTACATATGACAGCCACCAGATGTACCGTCTTACCGAAATGCTGATATTCGATTGTAAAGAGCAGGGCATAGATACGAGAACGCCGGAAGAAATAGCGAGGTCGTGTGATGAGTGGGCGAAAAAACAAGCGGGCTAAAGCCTGCGATATCCCTCAGCGGGTAAAGGCCGAGGTGTGGGAACGCGACGGCGGCGCTTGTGTCCTCTGCGGATGCAGAACCGCCGCTCCCAATGCCCATTTTGTCAGTCGACAGAACGGCGGGAAGGGCATTCCAGAGAACATTGTAACGCTCTGTACGGGCTTTGGGAATGGATGCCACTACCAGCATGACAACGGCACGAAAGAGGAAAGGAGGGCCATTGCGGAGCGTCTGGCGGCATACCTGATGGAACAATATCCCGGGTGGAATGAAATCGATTTGATTTATAGAAAGTGGGCGTAAATTATGATTGATAGGGTTTATGGCAAATATGAGCTGTCCTGCGATATTTGCGAAGAATTGGCTGACGAAAGGTTTGACGATTTTCAAGATGCTGTAGATTACAGGCTTGATAATGGCTGGAAATCTCGAAAAATAAGCATTATCTGGGAAGACGTTTGCCCTGATTGCCAATAATCTATTGCAAAATTTTGAAGATTAAAGGGCGGTGACACATGAACTACATAAAAGAGTTGAACCGCATGTTCGATTACTGCATGTCAAAACAGTTATCTAAATCGGAAGTAACTTTGTTGCATGTCCTGTACATGATCAACAATAAGGAAGATTGGGCGGCTTGGTTTGAAGCAGATAATGGACTGGTGCAGCGTTTAACGGGTGGTTTATCACGTCAAGCCATATGCGATGCGAGATTAAAACTAAGCCAAAGGGGACGAATCGAATTCAGGGAGGGAAAGAAAAATACAGCGTCTCCGAAATACCACATTATTCCATTTTGTGAGGTTTTGGACATAAAACTTGACATACCGCTTGACGTACCACTTGACAAAGAAGTTGACATACCGCTTGACGTACCACTTGACTATTTATCTAAACCAAACAAAACCAAACCAAACAAGAAAGATATAGATGCGCTTTTTGAATCAGTTTGGTTGCTTTACCCAAACAAGAAAGGTAAAGGCCAAGTGTCTGATACGCAAAAAAAGAAACTATGTGCTGTCGGGTACGATCAATTATCGCAATGTATTGAGCGGTACAGGTCCAACAAGCCGGATTGGCAAGCATACCAGAACGGAAGCACATTTTTTAATAGCGGCTACGTGGATTATCTGGACGAAAATTATTCCCTCGCCGACGGAAGCCCTAAAAATGGCGATAGAAATGAAGAAGGTCGGGTATATCTTGATGGAAAGTGGGTTGCAGTATGACGCCTCTTGAATTTGCGCAGCAATTTTTATATCCCTATTCGGTAAAGGGAAATGAAATTGTCCCACATCTATGCCCGTATTGTCACGGTGGGAGCCATAAGGACAAAAATACATTTGCCCTGAATATCGAAAAACAAACCTACAACTGCAAGCGCGGATCATGCGGCGCTCAGGGGCATTTTTCGCAGTTGTGCAAGGACTTCGGAGTGCAGGTCAATAATTTTACGCTCTCAAATAAGCGCGCATATTCCAAGCCAAAGCAGAAGCCGCAGAAAATCCACAATTCCGCTATGGAATATTTAAAACTGCGCGGAATTAGTCAAGAAACGGCAGAACGGTATCAGGTGGGAACTGACGAAGGTGGAAACCTAATGTTTCCATACTTCACCGACGCTGGGGAGCATGTATTCAATAAATTCCGCTATCCGCGCAAATTGAAAAAAGGCGAGCGTAAGGCGTGGCGGGAAGCCGGAACCATGCCGGTGCTGTTTGGAATGCAATTATGCGATATGGAAAGATCACTCTGTATTTTTGAGGGCGAGTTTGACGCTATGGCCGGGCATGAGTCCGGCGTACCGAATTGCGTTAGTGTTCCGTCCGGCGCCGAGGATTTTACGTGGCTGGACACCTGCTGGGATTTTGTGCAAAAATTTGAAAGCGTGTACTTGTTCGGAGACAACGACCAGGCCGGACAGGAGATGATAAACAGGCTTATATCAAAATTATCCGACAAAAGGGTATTTGTTGTTCGGCATGAATGCAAAGATGCGAACGAACTTCTTTTCCGCAAGGGTAAGCAAGCAGTCTTTGATTCCTGGCAGAATGCTGCAGAGGTTCCCGTGAACGGCCTCTTAAATCTAGCTGATGTCACTCCTCTGGATGTTACCAAAATGCAGCGCATACGAACAGGAATAGGCCGTTTAAATCAACTATTGGGCGGGTTCATATACGGTGATGTTACTGTGTGGACGGGCAAGCGAGGAGAGGGAAAAAGCACAATGCTTTCTCAAACGTGCCTTGACGCAATAGACGATGGCAAGAAAGTATGCGCTTATTCCGGAGAACTTCGGGCAGATCGCTTTCAGTATTGGGTCGATCTGCAAGCCGCCGGAATGCCATATATAACTGAATACTATGATCATGCAGCAGACAGGCAAACTTACTATGTCAAGGGCGATATCAAGCAGAAAATTCATGATTGGTATAATGAAAAATTCTGGTTGTACGATAATGACATTGCCATCGAGGATGAGAACGAAGATATCATAAAACTTTTTGAAGTAGCCGCGAAACGATATGATTGCCGGATGTTTATGGTGGATAATCTCATGACTGCAGAAGATAGATGTATGAGCGAAAAGGACTATTATCGCCAACAATCAAGATTTGTGGGCCGGTTAGTAAGATTTGCAAAAGTATATAATGCTCATGTCCATCTCGTAGCACATCCACGTAAAACGAGCGGCGGATTGGATAATGATAGTATAAGCGGTAGCGGTGCCATTACCGACCGGGTTGCAAACGTAATTTCCTTGAGTCGGCTCAAGGAAGATAAGCGGGCCATGGTCGGCTATGATGTTTCAATGGAAGTTATGAAGAATCGATGGGAGGGACAGCTTGATACCATCGGGCTAAATTATGACAAAGTAAGCCGCCGTTTATACGTTCCATCTGATGAGAATATGTATCAATACGGATGGGAATTTATGGAGTGGGGCGAAATACCAAAAACGGAGGATATGCCATGGTAAGCGAAAAATGGATAATAGAATATTCTTTTGAGCAGGATTGTTTTCATATTGACCCATTAGACAAGGTGATTGCGAATAATTTACACGCAATCAGTTGCGGCGTAATTCCTTCCTATATTCCCATTGGATGCGCCGATGATATTAATCAAGCGTGTACGATGGCCGAAAGATATCGGGAACAACTGGAATGTAGTAGTGTATTATGCAACTATTAATTATTCCCGGCAGGCTCTCTGGATGGAACCAACTAAACACCGGGTGTCGCTGGGCGGATCGTGCCACTAAGCAAGAAGCGATGGACATTGTTGGCTGGGAAATCAGACGGCAGCACATAAAGCCGGTATTGGGAAAGGCAGTCATAAGAATTACCTGTTACGAGCCAAACCGAAAGCGCGATCCATCAAACGTCCGCGCTGGAGCCGAAAAAATTGTCTTGGATGCGCTGCAAAACTGCGGGATTATCCGCAACGATAACTGGCGGTGGCTGTCGGATGCTCCGGCGACCGTAGAGTACGACAAGAAGAACCCCCGCGTGGAAATCAAAATTGAACTGGAGGAATCGGGATGCCTCAATTTAAAGAAATAACCGCCTACAAATGCGAGACGTGCGGACAAATCCTCACGACTAGGGGGGGGCTCGAACGCCATTGTAAGCACTGCCAGCACGTAGAGTCGATAATAGAGGGGCAGGTGAGTCTATATGAAAGTGGCGAACGGCATCAAGGTGACGCACTATGCGGAGATCGATCCGAAGCATGAGGGCAAGCAAGTTATGACGCTGTGCGGCTTCCGCGTGCCGAAGAGTGAGACTACGGCGAATAAGGATGCGGTATCCTGCTTTATGTGCTGGGAACGACTACAGGCAGCCTCACAGACGAGAATGGAGGGATAGGAATGGAACGGTTGACAAGCGATTCAATAAAGAATCTTTTTGCAATGTCAAAGTACGAATATCACAACTATGAGACCGATATTAAAGCGGCATTGTCGGAAGTCAAGGAATATCGAGCCATTGTCTCAACGCCGGAGGAAGTCGCCGCGCTGAAAGCGGAGAATGATCGATTGAGGGCGGAGCGGGACGCGGCTGTAGGGTGTATTGAAGATATCAACTACCAGAACCGTAAATTCAGTGAAAGTTGGATAGACGAAATGATTGATGAATGGCGCGGGCATGGAGGGAGATCATGAGTAAACCATCAGAGGCTATGAAGCAACGTTTACAGTCTGGACAGATCATTCGCAGAATTGACGTTCGTGAATTGATATCCGATATTGAAAAGTTAGAGTTAGAGAGAAATAAATTGCGCATAGAAAAATCGCCCACGGTTGATGCGGTGTCGGTGGATGAACTGCAAGCGGCAATAGATGAAGCCGAAAGCACCAAGGATTCTATTGTTGGTGGTTCACAGTTTGCTCCATACATGTATGCTTATATCTCTCTAAGGGGTAGTATTGAGGAAATGTTGGAATCAGCCAGGAAAAGCGGCGCGAAGATGGAGAGGGAGGAAAAGTGATGGATGCTATTAACCATGAGTATACCAGCGAAATAGTTTGCCCGTGGTGCGGATATGAATTTGGTGATAGTTGGGACATCGGGCCGGAAGATGAAGATATAGGACAGATTGAATGCGAAGAATGCGAAAGAGCATTCACGGCCAACCGAAATATCAGTGTTAGTTATTCTACTCAAAAGTGTGAGTACGGTGAATGCGCCGAATGTGGTGCGGATGGGGTTGTGCTAACCTCTATGCATAGCTCATTAGGATCATATAGTGGCCTATGCGAAAAGTGCGGACGCGCAAAATACAAACGATTTATAGATAGATATGCGGCTACAATGAATGTCAACGATCCCGAATGCGGAAGATGAGAGGCGAGGTGACGGAGTATGAGCGTTTTCGATAACAAGGAAATCCGGCAAAGGCTTAGAGAAGCATTTCCTAAATATTTTGTAAACCAGGATTTTGAAATCATCATTTATCCCGCCCGAAACAGTTATTTCATTTTGTCTGATGTGGAAGCCGAGTTGGAGTTAAAGGCAAAGATTCTGGAATGGTTGTCGCGGGAGGCAAGCAAGAGTACTTCAAGGCAATCACAGAAATATCACCTGTCAGGCATTAACGCATTTCTTGGCACGGACTTCACGCAAGAGGATATGACCGAAATCTATACATATCTGGGGAACCGCTGCAATCATGATAAAACTATCCGGTTTATTGAAAGCGGTTATGATATGGGGATTTTGAATGGTAGGGGTGATATCGACCATGAGCAATAGGCGAGATTTACGTCTTGACCAGTTTGGAATTTCAAAACACAGATATAGAGAACTATCCAACTTCTGCTTGCAATACAAGGAGTTTATCGCAGAAAAAAATAGTTGTTACGATTTGAGCGGCGTAGCTCTTACCGGAATGCCTCATGGTACGGCTGTGAGCGACCCTACGGCCAATAAAGCCGAGAGAGCCTATAAACTGGGCAAGAACATAGAACTGATTGAGCAAACGGCTATTGAGGCGTGTGGGGAGTTGTATCCGTACATAATCAAGTCTGTCAGCGAGGGCATACCGTGGGAATATTTATTACCGCCGATAGGGCGCAGGCAGTTTTATCAGGAGCGGAGAAAGTTTTTTTATCTGCTTAGTTTGAAGAAATGAGGGAATCAAATGCTAAAATGTAAGAATTGTGGTTATGTCTTTGAATTTTATGGAGAAAGCAGATATGCCGAATGTCCTGATTGCGGATACACAAACGAATACTTTGTGTATCTTAATGATGGAAGCAAAGAAATGTTTGAAGAAGTGGATGATTATTAAAAAGGGTAACACAAGGGACATTGAAATATATGAATAAATTATGTCTAAAAGGGGTAACACAGGGGACGTACTAATTTTGTATAATGGGCTTGGGCGCGAACTATATAAAACTCTAAGGAGGGACACAATGTGTCTGAATTTAACCAGTATCATTGCTGGCACTGCGGAAAATTGACAACCAAAGATGAAGAACCGATATTGAGAGTATTTTGCGATGATTGCAAGGAATTACATGCCTCTGAACATGCCGATTTGGTAGAAAGATACAGCAAAATGAAAATCCAAATCATGTTTGAGACAGCAATCCGTAAAATGGAAAATAAATACATATACATGTATGAATACTACAAATCGGCTCAAAAAATCTTCAAACAGGCTATGGAGGACACTACCAAATTCCTAAGTTCCGATGAAATGATCGTTGCTATCGTTCTTGATGAATTTAATTATGACTTTGAGGCAAATTACAAAATCGGAAAATATAGGATTGATTTCTATATACCAGAATTAAAGGCTTGTCTTGAAGTAGATGGATGGATGCACGATTACAAAACAGTAAAGGACAGCAGACGGGATATTGACATAAGGGCCATGCTCGGAAGTGAATGGGAAATTGTTAGGATGTCTACGCAATATGTAGAAAAATATCCCCCAAAAATACCAGAGGCTATTGAGGTCCTTGTTAAGCAGAAGCGAAAAATCAGGGCCGAGAATAACGGCATAATCCCCGAATATTATTCCAAAAGAGAAAAGAATCATTACGATAAGATCGGGGAACATCACACGCAAAGAGTAAGAAAAGTCTAACCCACGATGCGGAGCAGGGCAGAAACAGTTAAGACACTGCCCGGATGGCCGCATGAACGATTTAATCAGCATAGGCTGTTTAGATACCAAAATCACCCCGGAGAGTAATGGATGAGTGGTTGCATACCAAGCGCCCGAAATAGCCTCAACCATTAGGGCGGGAGCCGAGGTGATGAATAATTTGCCGGACAGTCCGCTCCCGCTGCTGCAAAGTAGCGACGGTGTGGGCGGTATCCCCGGCGCAGAAATGCCGCAATCCCGCCCATAGTCCTTTCATAGGTGAAAGCGTTGGGCGGGGCGAGCGGCGACACAATCAACAGCCTTGCGCTGATAGGGGGATGGATTTATGAACAGTCAACTTACATACAAGCAGCTTTTGGATATGGACGGCCAAACGGTTAGGGTTGTTGAAAAGACATACGGCTACCATGACCAAATATGCGAAGTTGTGTTATCGAGTGACGAAATGGGCGACACATGGCTTACGCTTGAAAGCGATGGATATGAATTTGCATATGACCCTGCCGGGAAATGCGTAGACGGAGAATTTGAAGCCTATTTGTTTGAATAACCCGGCCTCCGCAGGCCAAACAAACTGAATAATTACGCTTTACCAACCGGTAAGGCGTTTTTATATTCCAAAATTCGGGGATAGAGTAGCGCACTCGAAAAACGGAAAGCCTTATCCGTCCTCCCCGGATTAACTTTTTAAGGCATTACGGAAAGGCGGTAATATCATGGAGTTAGCTGCTTATCAAAGTAATTTACCGGCGAATATTGAAGACTTAAGTAAATTTGTACTTATAGGCCGTGAAAAAATGACGGCGGTACGCGCCGAAATCCGCGCCATTGATAAGTTAGGGCTTGCCGAGGAAGTGAGACGGCAAAAACTTGATGAGGCGCAGATGATAAGCGAGGCAGTGCTTGATGCCGAGGTTAAAATTGGGTCATTGACGGCGCAAATGCCAAAAGCAAGCGGAGGCGATAGGAGGAGCAGCAATTTCAAAAGCGACAACGGTGTCAAATTTGAAAAACATATCGACAATAATGTCGTGAAGTTAGATATCCCGAAGCCAAAAATAGAATCTATTCGAGATTTAGGGTTTACGTCAAAACAAGTAGAGCGATTTGAAAAATTAGCACAGTACCCAGAAATAGTGGAACAGGCAAAAGCCGAGGCCAGAGAGCGTGACGATATTGTGTCCCGCTCTTTTGTTTTGCAGAAAATTGATGAAGCAAAAAAACCCCACATAGCCCAAAACAGCGGAAATAATGAATGGTATACGCCGCAGGAATATACAGACGCGGCGCGGTCGGTTATGGGCGGCATTGACTTAGATCCCGCCAGCTGCGATATTGCTAACGAAGTTGTAAAGGCAGATACATACTATACCGCTGAGATGGACGGCCTAAAAAGATTATGGAATGGCAGGGTATGGCTTAACCCTCCGTATGCCGGGGAGTTGATACCGCAATTTATAGATAAGCTAAAAACCCACGTTGAAAATGGAGATATCGAGCAGGCGATTGTGCTTGTCAACAATGCCACGGAAACGGCGTGGTTTAATAGTTTAATCAGCATTTCGGCGGCAGTTGTATTCCCTAAAAGCCGCGTGAAGTTTTATATGCCAGATGGAAAAACCGGCGCACCGCTGCAAGGGCAAGCGGTTATTTACATTGGGCAGAATCCAAAAGTTTTTATGGAAGTGTTTAGCCCGTTTGGATGGGGGGCGTTTCTTTGCGGGGAGTAATCGAAAACAGAGATCGAAAGCGTCAGATAATCGACTACAGAGATCTCCGCTTTGGCAATATAACGCCAACAGATATCGACGGCATGATTGAATATCACGGGAAAGCCTTTATTTATTATGAATTTAAACTGAATGATGCAGAAATGCCAAACGGGCAACGGATCTCACTTGAACAGTCCATTAAAAGTCATAGAGCCGCAGGAAAACAAGCCATTGCCATACTGCTTGAACACAACATTCAAAACTGGCAGCATGATATTCCGGCTGCACAATGTCCCGTAAGGGAATACTACCTAAACCCGAAATATGGATGGGCAAAACCAAAACAGTATGAAACAGCATATAGCCTATCAAAGAGATTTCTTGAATGGGTTGACGCTGGATGCAAATTAGGCGCATAGCGTATTTCATAACACCCCTTGCAGGCTATCAAACAAGCACCTAAAAGGGCGCTTTTATTATATCAAAACTAAGTAGGTGGTGGTATGGCTAAGAGGTTGACGGATAAGCAGAAAAAGAAGATCATTGCTGATTATGTGCAGTGTGAAAATATAGCAGAGGTATCCCGCGCGAATAAAGTTAGTCGGGACACAGTAAAACGGATTGTTAACGCAGACCCTAAAACGGCAGAAATCGCCACCAAAAAAAAGGAACAAAACACTCTTGACATGCTTTCCTTCATGGATAGCCGAAAAGGACAGGCGCAATCATTCGTTGATCTGTGTCTGTCTTATTTATCAGACCCGGAGAAGTTAGAAAAGGCAAAGGTAAATGAGATCACTACAGCTATGGGTACGGTGATTGATAAATTTACGGCGTTTGGCCTTAATCCGTCAACATCACAGGGGCGAGAATCAGCGTCCGCGCTTACCACAGAGGAGTTGAAAGCACTTGCGCAGCAGATTATTGAACAGCGAAAATGATATATTCTGCGAATTGGCAAGCCGTGACCCCTGGTGGTTCTGCAAAATCAAGGCTCCTGACTTCTATGCGGACGATTGCGGTTATCTGAAAGAAGTATGCGAGGCGTGGCAGGAGTTTGAGAATGACGACAACGAGCTGCTTGTTATTAACATCCCGCCGCGTCATGGTAAAAGCCGAACGGCGGGGCTGGCCGTTCAATGGTTATTGGGCCGCAATCCGCATTATAAAATTATCACTGCCGGTTACAACGAAAAGTTGTCGCGAGTATTCAGCAAATCAGCCCGAAATGACATACAGGAGCGCAAGGCCCATGCAGACCGAATTGTCTATAGCGATATATTTCCAAACACCAAGATAGCTTATGGGGCCGGTGCAGTTGACCTCTGGCGCGTAGAAGGAAGTCCGACA